ATGCGACTGTGATAGCTGATTGGAAGTGGCATGAGAAGGACATGAACGACCGCAACAAGGCGTACGTTATTGTCAAAGATGAGAAGGCCGCGTAAGCGGCCCATACCTTGGAGGGTATGGATATGACTAACAGATTAAACGCTGGCGAAAAAATCCACCTCGCGCACTACCTTGCTAGAAATGTTGAGGGCAAAGTAAAACTCCGCAGAGCAAAAATGATGATCGGTGACAAGCGTTATGACAGCAATCTGACCATGTGCGGCACCACTCACAGCGCGGATGATATCAATTGGTTTTTTGAAATTAGGAAAAGTTACCCCGAGAAAATCTGCAAAAAGTGCGAGAAAAAATTGAAATTTATTGTAAACGAGGCCGCGTAAGCGGCCCATACCTTGGAGGGTATAAATATGAGCAACGCACACATTATCGGCAACATGGATTTAAGTAATTTAAACGAAGGTCAGATCGTTGCAATCAAGCGGTTAGCCTTTTATGCAGAGCTTGGTTATGACGCGCTTGCAGACGACCACCGCGCCACGGCAACGGCTACGGCAGCGGAAGAGCCACTTTCGCGTGACGAGTGGATCGCTGCTGCGAAGAGGTGCAATGCGCGGGCCAACGAGTGCCACACTCTGTTTAATAGGCTGCTCACCCTACAGCAAACCGGAGAGGCCGCGTAAGCGGCCCTTGCCTCATGACTGAAGCAGAACACTATAGGGCAAAGTATAAAGCGTACCGCGCCCTATGCTTTTCGCTTATCACCCGGCTAGAGGATGATGAGCATTTAATGCGTGACTTGGTGCAAGAATTTCGTACACTACAAGAGTCACCAGAGTACAAAGATAAGAGGTGGATAGAGCAGCATGGCATCCCATTCGACTGACCCGGTAAGCGATGATCGTTTAGAGACGTTTATTAGCGGCAAGTTTCATTGGAAGTCACTTCTGCCAAGCGAGCAGATGTCTCTGGCGGTTGAGGTAATGCGGCTGCGCTACCTGATGGGCAAGCAGTTTGAGTTCATCAGTGAGTCGCTGCATCATAAAGAAGCGGCCCGGGAGTACCGGGATTTAATATGTAAAACGTCCGACGGAGGGCAAGATGAAAGCGATAATGGATTTAATGAGGGATCTTCCTGAGCATATAGTCTGGCTATTGGCTTCAATAGTCTTTGTTGTTGGCTTTGGCTATGCAGGCGATGGTGATTATGAGGAGGCTGTAATGGCGCAAGAGGTTTACTGCGAGAACGTATCCAATGGCGCATGGCCTGACTACAAGGAAGCTGACTGTCAATGAGCTATGTTTCACCGTGGGATGACGAAGATACCCGTATCGCGCTGCAGGCTGCAACGCAGATGGCTGAGCGTTGGGGTGAGGATATGGCAATCATGTGGGATTTGTCTGTTAGACCGTTGAGGGGAACGGATGAGCCTCCGCTGGAGATTGTGCGTTGCCCTGCCGCTTTAAAGAAGGTCGCCAATAGGCGATAATATAGAGACGAAGTTATCCAACCCATAGGTGGGATTTGTCGGCTTTACTCCGGCCCCTCCCTCCGGCGGTGAGGCGCAGCATCGTTTATAGATCAGATATGAAAGGGGCCATTATTTCATAGAGAGTAGTATCTGGTCGTCTGCGTCACAAATTGGGGATTTTGATGCAACTGTTGCTGTTGATACAATGGTATCCGGTGGCTTTCGGCGAGATGCCAGACGCTGAGGGAACCTATCTCGTTGCATTTTCAGATGGATCGGTAGAAAGCTATCCTATGGATGAAAAGGATATACAGGATGGCGAGATACATTGCGGTAGCGCCGTAGGTGAGTGGTGGGCAGCTAGTCCCCCGCACCCAGAGCGGTCAGATTTTATGCTAGATATCAGCGAGTTGATTGAAGAGTGAACAGCAGAAAGGGCATTCCAAATCGTAACAAGCGGTTCCTGTTAAACAGGCTGCAGGATATGTATGGGGATGACTTCCACCCGATTATGCGTATGGCAGAGCAGGCCGTCAGGCTGCATGAGCGAGCAGAGACGGGCGATACCGCAGACATCAAGGCCAGTATTGACGCATGGGATAAGATCGCTGCGTACACTGAGCCTAAGCTGAAGGCCACCGAGATTGATCTAACCACCAGTGACGGCAGTATGTCGCCCACGGTAATTGAACTGATCCCCCGGCTGCCAGATGACCAATATAGCGACGATTGAGCTACCTCCGAAGCTGATAGAATTATTCAGTGGTGAAGCGCGCTATCGCTGCGCTTACGGAGGCCGTGGCTCAGGCAAAAGCCGATCATTTGCAATCATGGCTTGTGTCAGGGGCTATATGTGGGGCCAAGAGGGGCGTTCTGGGCAGATACTATGCGCCCGGGAGTTCATGAACAGCCTTTCTGATAGCTCGTTTGAGGAGATTGCCGGGGCTATTAAGACCTACGATTGGCTGGCAGAGTATTATGAGGTTGGCGAGCGATACATCCGCTCCCGGGACGGCAACATTGAGTTCACCTTTGCGGGATTGCGTAGGAACCTAGACAGCATCAAGTCTAAGGCTCGCATTCTTCTTTGCTGGGTCGATGAGGCAGAAACAGTATCTTCTGTAGCGTGGGATAAACTAGACCCCACAATACGCGAGGAAGGCTCTGAGCTATGGGTATCGTGGAACCCGGAGAGTAACCTATCCGCTACGCATAAGCGGTTCCGGCAAGACCCGCCAGAGAGCAGCAAGATCGTAGAAATCAACTGGCGTGACAATCCGTACTTCCCCAAGGTGCTGGATCTAGTCCGGCGCAATGACTTTGAAAAGCGCCCAGACAACTACGATCATATCTGGGAAGGCGCGTTCCTAACCCACCATGAGGGTGCGTATTACTCGCTGGAGATGCGTGACGCTAACGCTCAGGGAAGGATCACCGCTGTGCCGTATGAGACCGTCTCGCCGGTTATCACCGCATGGGACTTGGGGATAGGCGATACAACGGCAATCTGGTTTGCCCAGATGATTGGCCCTGAGACACGCCTGATCGACCACTATGAGGCGTCCGGCGTCGGCCTAGATCATTACGTTAGGGTGTTGCAGCAGAAGGGCTACATATACGATCAACATATCCTGCCGCATGACGTTAGGGTGAGGGAGCTAGGGTCGGGCAAGTCGCGGCTAGAGACGCTGCAGTCTCTCGGGCTGAACAACATTCAGATAGCCCCGCAGTTGAACGTAGACGATGGTATACAGGCGTCACGGTCGCTGTTGGCAACGTGCTGGTTTGATGCTGAGAAGTGCGCCCACGGTGTTGATGCGTTGCGGGCATATCACCGAGAGTATGATGATAACAACAGGGTGTGGAAGGGCAGGCCATCGCACGATTGGTCTAGTCACTCAGCAGACGCATTTAGATATCTCGCGGTGGGATACAAGAAAACATCCAACTGGGGTGATCCTATCCGCCGTAACCTACGCGGCATTGCTTGATGGTATAATGGGGGATGGGATTACTAGACGCTTTTGCCACCCTCGTTAGGGCTGGCTATCCAGAAGAGACGGCGCGGAAGATAGCTTCTGGTGAGCTGCCGATGGACACTGCCAGCCGTATGTCTCGCGCTGCCGATCAGGGGTTCAATGCCAAGCACTATCACGGCACCCGGGCGGATATACTAGAGTTCCAGCCTAGCACTGAAGGTGTGCAAGGCCCGGGCATCTATAGCTCATCAAACCCATCCGTTGCGTCAGGTTATCCGCAGGGCGGGCAAGGCACTTTGCGAGGCGGTGAGAATGTCATACCGATTATGCTGCGAGGCGGTGTTGACCACCTCAGTGACGTTGCTGATAGGTATCCATCAACAAGAATAAGTGATCTGCCTTCAATCTATCCGGCTTTACGGGAAGAGGGTATCACAGGGCTTGAGTCAGGCACTGACAGGGTGACATTTGACCCCCGCGACATCCGATCCTATTTCTCCGCTGCATTTGATCCTGACTACACTGGCCCAAACATTCTTGGGCTGTCGGAAGGCTCTAGCGGCGGGCCATCCCTTCTGGGTGCTGTTGCTAATACTGCGGTCGGCGCTGCTAACGCGACGGCAGACAAGCAAGAAGGCGGATATGAGGGACTCACCGACAAGATGGTTGACGCCCTCACAGACGCTATGGGTGGCACAGAAGATGCCCGAGATGTAGCAGAGTACATTTCAATGGGAATGGACTTCTTGCCCTTTGTGGGTGCCGCTAAGGGCATATCAGAGACTTATGACGCATACCGTAATGATGACGCACTAGGCGTAGGGTTGGGGCTGCTAGGTGCTGCTGCGGGGCTGTTCCCTGCTGGGCGTGGGTTATTTAACAGCGCAATGGGCATAACCGAGAAAGCGCCACCCGTAACAAGGGATACTGGGCTGTTGCAGCGTGTTGGTGACGTTGATGAGGTCAACGCCATGACGCTAGATGTAGAACCCGGAGTAACGCTGCTCCCATCACAAAGGATTAGCGCAGCTGACCTTGAGGGTCGAGGTTTTGTCTCTGGTATGTCAGACACCAGCCGAGGCGATCTGTCGCGCATTGTTATGATAAACGGGCAGCCGGTAGATGTTGTCCGGTTTGGCGGTCAGGACTACATGAGGCAGCCGTATAATGCCGAGAGGGGCATCTTGTGGGCATCTGACAAAGACGTGGTGTCTGGTCTGGTAAGCGGAGGAAAGTCCACTATGGAGCTGCCCGGTGTCTCTAGGTCGCCAATATACATTCCATACGGGATGGCGGGGGCAAGCACAGATTTTGCCACAATGACTGCGGACATAATGGTTCCGGTGGCTCGCCAGAACATGACAAAGGCGCAGAAGAAGTCCCTCGACAAGAGAATAAGGGAAGGCGCAGGCAATAAGCAAAACGAGAAGAAGCCGCAACCGGATTGGCCCGGTCTAGATAGTCCCAAGGCCGCTGAGTGGCTGGCAAACGCTGGCGGAGATCGCAAGGCTGTCACTAAGGCTATTGATGAGTTCCGAGATGAGGCAGGTATCAGCTTGTCACAAGCTAGGGCTGCGATTGTCGATGCCGAACAAATGAACCCGCGAGTTGGTAATCTAAGGCAGGCGGGCGTTATGGATCTGACCATCGCCCCGCAAGCAGGCCGCCACCCGTCATATAACACCGACATCATGGGCCAGTATCTTGGTCAATTTGGCGGGGATATCAACTTACTGGAAGATTTAAACCCGCTTTTCAGGGCATCTAAGCAGCCGTTTGTTGAAGAGATGCTGCGAAGGGGTCATGACCTCGGTGCGTTCACAAGGCCATCGCCAGTAGGTAAGGCTATGCAGGCTGGTCTGATTGGTCAGTTTGACCAAGCTACGCTAGATGCACTGATCAAGAAGGGAGCGATAACGCCGTAATATGTACGCCTTCTCTTCATCAGCTACGCAGTCGTGGTTCAGCATGGCTTCAAGTACGCCGTTATCCCAATCGCGCGGGCTGACAGAGATGGCCTCTATCCAATCTCGTGCATTCTGTGAGAGTGTTGATTCATTCATCCCTTCAGTATAGACGCTGAGGTATAATATGGCTACACCAGCAAAGGGCAAGGCAAAAGTTAAAAAGACCGCATCTGGCAAGAAGGTCAGCTACGGGCAGAAGGGTGCAAGCGTGAAGCCCGGGACAAAGAAGGGCGACTCATACTGCGCCAGATCGGCTGGTCAGATGAAGAGCCACCCAAAGGCTGCAAAAGATCCAAACTCACCGCTGCGGCTGTCTCGTAAGCGGTGGAAATGTTCTGGTACTAAGTCGAGGAAGAAGTAATGGGGATGGGCGTCAAGCATTACTTTAGCGACGGCAAGGAGCATAAGGGCGGTTATCACAAGATGCCGGACGGGTCGCTGCACTCTGGCGCGACTCACGGCAAAAACAGCAAGCGGCTGTACCACTATGGCGATCTAAGCCAAAAATCAAAGCGCAAAGCGCGGGAGACTTGGAAGTAATGCCGTATCACAAGGGTAAAAAGAAAGGTAAAAAGCGTGGCAAGTAAAGGTCTATACGCAAACATTCACGCCAAGCGCAAGCGCATCAAGGAAGGGTCAAAAGAAAAGATGCGGAAGCCCGGAGCCAAGGGCGCGCCTACGGCTAAGGCATTCAAGCAGTCGGCTAAGACTGCCAAGAAGCGGAAGAAAAAGTAAATGGCACTGTCCACCTATACCGAGCTAAAAGCGTCGATTGCTGACTACTTAAACCGTAGCGACCTAACCGCCGCCATACCAGACTTCATCTCTTTGACCGAGGCGAAGCTAAAGCGGCGCTACAAGGACTTCAGCCCGCTTTCAGCGTCAAATGCCAACAACTGGATACTTACCAGCTATCCCGACGTTTATCTCTATGGCGCGCTATTGGAGGCGTCTCCGTACCTTGTTGAAGACGAGCGTGTAAACGTATGGGCGCAGCTATATGCAGCCGCTGTAGGTACGTTGCGGGGTACGGTAGGGAACGCGGATTTTGATGATTATGACGGCTTGAAGCTGGCTGTCGGAGATTGGCTTGCCCGGGCAGACCTTGATGGCGTTGTGCCGCAGTTGATTAAGCTAGGTGAGGCCAAGCTGTTTCGCAAATTTGATGGGATAACGGCGCTCTCGGCAAGCAACGCCACCAACTGGATCCTGACGAATCACCCTGATCTGTATCTTTACGCATCTCTCTCTGAGGCTTCGCCGTATCTTGGGCAAGATGATCGGTTACAGGTCTGGAGGACGCTATACGAGGCTGAGGTTGGCAAGATCCGCAAGCCTAAGTCTGGTGTCAATCTGGATGACTATGACGGACTCAAGGCGGCGATAGCGGATTGGCTAGAGCGGTATGACCTAGACGATGCTATTCCTGACTTTATTCAGTTAGCTGAGGCTAGAATTAAGCGGCGGGTACGCGACATTACACCGCTGACGGCAGTAGAAACCACCAACTGGATGCTTACCAACCACCCAGATGTATACCTATTTGGGTCGCTTGTTGAGGCTATTCCGTATATCGGCAATGATGAGCGCATTCCGTTATGGCAGGCGAAGTATGACGCTGCCTTGTTGGAGGTTAGAAGGCCGAACACAAATACGTCTCTTGATACCTATACCGGGCTGAAGTTTGCGATTTCTGATTGGTTAGATAGACCCGACTTGGATGATATAATACCTCAGTTTATTGAGATGGCTGAGGCTCAAATGAGTCGTGATATCCGCCATTTTGAAATGGAAAATCGGGCTACTGCTGAAGTTGATGGGCAGTACCTGCAGCGTCCTAGTGATTGGGTAGAGACGATACGCCTGCATATTACTTCTGGCGGAACCAGAAATTTGCAACTGTTATCTGCTGCGGCAATGGCAGATAAGCGTCAGGGTGTTGAGAACACCACCGGCGAGCCAAGATATTACCGTCATGCGGAGCGCGGATTTGAGGTCTTTCCGACCGCTGACGGCGCATACGAGGTAGAGCTTTTGTATTACCAGAAGATACCTGCATTGAGCGGAAGCAATGCAGACAACTGGTTGCTACTAAGCCACCCAGATGTTTATTTGTATGGTGCGCTTCTTCATGCAGCGCCGTACATTAAAGATGACCAAAGAGCGGCAACATGGGCGCAGTTGTATAGCGCAGCGTTGGCTCGCGTAAATGAAAGTGGAGCCAGTGCCTCGCAATCCGGCACGGGCTTACAGCTAAAAGTTAGGGGATTAGGATGAGCTTTTCAGACTACCTTGAGGACAAGGTTCTCAATCATGTATTTGGTGGGACTTCATATACTGCGCCGACTACCTTGTACGTTGGCGTTTTCACCAGCGCAGCCAGTGATGCTGGCCCGGGTACTGAGGTTTCTGGGAACGGATATGCCCGTCAGTCTGTGGCGTTTACGGTGTCTGGCACATCCCCAACAACAGCCACTAGCAGCGCCGCAGTGGAGTTTCCAGAGGCAACTGGCTCTTGGGGTACTGTTACCTATGCTGGGGTTTTTGATGCCTCTTCTGCCGGGAATATGCTGGCATGGGCGGAGCTTACTGATCCTGCTGATTTTGTGACGGCGCTGCCGAAGACGATCACTACGGGCGATATATTGCGTATTTCTGCTGGCAATCTGAAGGTGACATTAGGCTAATGAGTACGATTACTACTAGATCGGGTAAGGGTTCTCCACTCA